TGATGCACAACGTTCATTTTACCATATATGCAAAAACTGCACAAGTTTAACAAGTATAGATGTAAGCAACTTATCAAAACTCACTGGCAGTCAAGGTTTCTTTGAAGCTTTTATAGGGTGCACAAGTTTAACAAGTGTAGATTTGGGAAATTTTGTATATGGAATGGGATATGCGTGTTTGGCATCAGCATTCCAGGGTTGTTCTAATTTAACGAGTTTTGATTTAAGCAAAATGATTATTGCGACTGGTGGTTATGCTATATCACACACTTTTGATGGTTGTGACATAACTGGGGATGTTGTTTTTGATTCGTTGAAACAAACTGGAACAAATCAAACATTTCAACAAACATTTAAAGATTGTACAAATGTAACGAGCATAAGTTTCCCGGCTTTAAAAACAGTTTACGGCAACACAAGTAACAACGATACATTTTTTAACATAGTAAATGGTATTACAGGTTGTACAATTCACTTCCCATCTAATCTGTCAAATTATACATTCACTGTTGGTGGAACAAATACAACGGTGTTATATGACCTGCCTGCTACAAACATCTTAACAGGTGCAAATACCACCGAATATGAACGTAACCCGAAGTATGATACAGCAACGGCGTTGGCGTGGCGTGTTAAAGATACAGGCACAGTTCCAAACTTAACAATAGATTGGACGCCGTATTACACGTCTGGCACAACAGACCCTGCTGTTAGCGACACGATTTATAGTGATTCAGCATGCACAACAGCGGTTACGACAATAAGTTCAATAGCATAAGGAGTAAGATATGAAAAAAGAAACCTTACAGAAAGTAATTGATGTATCAAATATCTTGGCAATTCCTGTGGCGACTGCCGCAGGGGTCATTTGGACATCTTTTGATATCGGCACGTATGTTTTAGGCACATTTGCTTTATTAAACAGCGTATGTGAATACTTAAAATTGTTCTGCAAAAAATAAAAGGATAAACAATGGCTACAAAACACCCAGGATTCAAAGCGGTTCAAAAAAGCATAGCACGTAAAGAAGGCGTGTCTATGAAAGCAGCCGGCGCAATACTAGCTTCAGCAACAAGAAAAGCCAGCCCTGCCGCAAAAAGAGCCAACCCACGTTTGAAACGTGTAAAATAAAGGTAAAACAATGTGCGCACAAATGGATGTCCTTAAAAAAATAAGAAAAGCAGGTAAAATGAACGGTTTTGCAATAGACTTGGCAGAAGCACAAGCAAAAGACTTCGTAACACTCAAAAATAGAGTGGAAACCATAGAAAACGATGTGACATCCATTAAGCAAACACTTGTTGAACACGGAACAAAGTTAGACCTTATTATTCAACGTCTAAATAGCCCAGTAGAAGAAGAAAGAAAAGACGGTATATTCTGGTCACAACTTAAAGCAATGGGCAAAACAACAACCGGTAAAATCATAATATTATTGATAATTGGTTGTATAGCACTCGCAGGACAAAGAATTCTTGAACTAATAGGCTTAATACAATAAGGATTAAAAAATGTTTTATTTAATGGCGGCATCTCTTGGAATACAATTAGTTAACACTGCACTTGGCGCACGTAGCCAAAAGAAACAAAATCGTATAGCAGAAGAATCTTTGGCTTTACAGGCTGATGAAATCCGTAGACAGCGCAAACTGGAAGAAGAACGTCAACGCAGAGAAAACGCAGAACTTATGAACAGTGTAAGCAATCTTACAAATGTGGCTTGGTCTGGCGCATCAGCACCATCAATGTCTTTTGATAAATACGGCGACCTAGGATAAGGAGAAAAATAATGCAAGTACAAGACATATTAAAAAAATATGACGATGCAATAAGCGAAAAAACCGTCTGGGATTCAGTATACCAGGCTGTATTCCGTATGACGATGCCAAACCGCGACTCGTTCTATATGGATGAAAATATACCAAACAATTGGGAAAACACACGATTATTAACCAATGTAGGTGCAGAAGCAGCAGATATATTCGCAGCAAGATTCCAACGCATTATATGCACAGACGAACAAACAGCCGTAACAATCAAAGCACCTGTATATTTTGACGATACAGCCGACCAACGAGAAATAGATGCAGCAATATCAGAATCTATCAATATGTGCATCGTACCAAACCTTTGCAACTACCTAGAATCAGCATACGACCTTGTTGCAGGAACAACTGTCGCATTCCGCACATTTAGCGTAACAAATCGTAAATTCTGGCGTGTACCAGTACCAATTAAAGATGTGGCATTATCAAAAGCATTTACAGGCGAAACAGATGGTTATTACCGCAAATTAAAAATCAAACGTGAAGAAATACCTGCAATATTCCCAGAAACACAAGGCAGAAAATTAGGGGGTGTAGCAACAACTGATCGTAACGCAACCGAAGTATTAGAACTTAAAGAAGCTACAATATATAACTATGAAGACACAATGTGGCATTATTACGTAATATACGGCCAGGAATTACTTGTAGATCGTACAACAAAGATATGCGACTTTTCATCGTCTTTCTGGACACGTAAACCAGGTTCAGTATACGGTGTTGGCGTTGGTGTAAAAGCATTACCAGAATTAAACCAATTAAACGCATTACGGTATTATTCAACATTTGGGTTAATGTTCCGCGCTGCGCCAATCTGGTTGGCAAATGAAAACCACATGCTTGACTATGACCGTTTGACAATGAAACCAAACGAAATCATACCAGTACAAAATACAGGTCGCGACAACCCAACATTGACACCATTGACAGTTGGCGATGATCCAAATGTGGCACAATGGAATCAAACGCAGATGGAAATGAATATTAAATCTGTTATGTTGTCAGACACAATTCCAAACCAGACCAACAAACAGATGACAGCAACGGAAATTGCAGAACGCAGAAACCGTTTGAATGTCACAAACAATAATATGGTCGCTGTTGCACAAAAAATGCTAGAAGATGATGTAAAATGGTTGTTGTACAAATTCCAAGAAATTCCAGGGTTCTACCCAGAAGGCTTTGATGTGCGCGGATATGCAGAAGGTGTGCGTGTAACTTTGGCATCAACAGAAGTAAAAGATACAGAGCAAATACAGGCAATAGCCACAATGGTTGATATGTTTAATGCAGCAACACCAGACGGCACATTGACACAAACAGCACTCAATATACCTAAATACGCAAACAAGATTGCGGAATTGTTGCGTGTAAACACAGAATTAGTATTGCCAGAAGAACAAATCAATGCTAATATAGAAGCAAAGGCTAACGCACAAGCAAACGCAGAAATGCAAAAACAACGTGCAGAAATGATACGTGAAATGCTTGTAAACGCAGCTAAAAACAATCCAACTACACCAGGACAAAACGTGGTATAGAAAACCCAAAAAGGCAAAGCAAATGAAAACCCCAGAAGAATTATTAAACATCCGGAACAAAATTGCCGGAACATTAGGAACACCACAAGTTCAAGACGTTTTACAAGAATTCTTGGCAACCGCACGTGGCGAGTTGTTATCGTGTGTACCAAGTGATAAAGACCCACACGCATATAATATGCACCGAGCATTAGGTCGTGTGGAAATGCTTACATACCTTATAAACCAAGGTAAAGCAGCAAACAAAGCAACAGAAAAGAAGGAGAAAAAATAATGCCAGATCCAATAGATCCACAAAACAAAGTAGTTGACCCAGTAGACCCAGTCGATCCACCAAAGGATGACCTGGCCGAATACCGCAACGAAGATGGCACGTTCAGCGAAGAAAAGATTAAAAAACTGGCCGAAGATAAAAAATACTTCCGTCAGCAAATATCTAAACTGAAACAAATGCCAGAAAAAATTGAAGAATACAGCAAAGACTTCGTATTAGACAGCAAATTTGACGAATTCGCATCCAAGGAAGAAAACCAGGAAAAAATCAAATCCTTGTTTGAAAAAATTGACAAGCTGTCTATGGAAAAAGGCATTGGTATAGAACGTAACCACGACATCCGTAGATTTGTGATGGATGAATTAGTTGCAGCAAAAGCAATTGATATTACATCAGAAGCAGAAAAAGCCGCTGCAAACCAAAAAATTATTGAAGAACGCAATAAAGCAGTTCAAGACGTAATTGGTAACGCAACAGATATTAACGCATGGAACGATGCATTATGCGATTGGTTGAAAGGATTTTGTAACTCGGAAGCCGAATATCAAATGCACAAATCCCTGTTGGAACGCAATTCAATATGGGCATTGTCATTAAATAAGGTTCGCCACGCAATGATGGGTAATAAAATCCCGGTAGCCGTATCTGAACCAAAATATAACGAAGAAGAGTGGATGCGTGCGTTCCGTAAGGCAGACAAAGACGAACAAGACCGTATGCTTAAAGAACGTGCAGAACAAATGTTAAAAAATCGTAAATAAA